GACAAAATGCCTGCTGTTAATGTGGCCCTAGTAACTTTCTTTAACCCACCACCAGAAGTATCTACAGCCAAAAGAACATCATCATTTGCAATCGTAGATATTTCTGATAGATCTCCTACGGCTGTAGGATTAAAGTTTGTTCCATCAGCAATAAGGAGATGGCCTGCGGTGTTTGTACCCATTACAAGATCATCACCGCTAATGGTAAGATCACCTGTAATAGTTAGGTTGCCGCTGATTGTATCAATTGCAGACTCAAAATAAGTTTCAAAGTCTGTCAGTGCTACTTGCTTCATTGTGCCGTTGTCATTTACAACAACACGATCAGCATCAGCAAGCGTTGTAGATGTAGCGGCTGTATCGCCATCCATTATGTTTAGTTCGGTTGCTGTAGCCGTAACACCATCTAAAATGTTTAGCTCTGCTGTTGTAGATGTAACCCCGTCCATAATATTAAGTTCAGCGGCTGTAGCAGTAATGGCTGTACCGTTGAAGTTAATAGCATCTAAATAGGCTGTCCCATCAATATAAATATCACGCCATTCTTTTGTAGAGCTTCCAAGATCGTAAGTATTGTCAACGTCTGGAGTAATGTGTGATGCAACATCTGCTGTAATCGTAATACTATCTGTGTCGGCATCACCAAACGTAAGGTTGCCTGAGATGGTTGCGTTACCAGTTACTGTAAGATTACCACCGATAGAAATATTACCAGTAGTGGTGACTGAATCAATGTAAGCATCTTTCCAGTACAGTGAAGACGTTCCAAGATCTACATCACTGTCTGTAACAGGAAGCATAGCGCCATCTTGAATACGAATTTGTTCTACTGCGGCACTAGAGACTTCTACATAAAAGCCCCAACGATTGTTTGTACTATCAACTACAATTTTATTTAAAAAATCTAAGTCACCAATCGTATGGATGTTACCGCCTTCTCCTGCTGTACCATCATGTCTATGGCCTGTAGAAGATGCAGAAGTGTTTGAGTACGCAAAGGCGTTTAAAAGTTGATTGTACTCATCGTTAAATAACGCGGCAGTAATCGTATCGCCATCTGCAAATGTACTTTGTCGTGTATAACTTTGGGCCATTTTTATCTCCTACCTGATGGCATATAATCTATATAAAAGCCATTTACTGCATACGGGCTTCTAGTATCGTCTGACCTAATTCTAAAACTTACGGTTTGTCCACTACCCTCAACTGCCTGTCTTACCATTGGGTCAGCACTAGCACCAAAAGTTGCTACGCCAAAAACAGAAGTTCCAAAAATAGCGGGAAGTGGTACATCCGATAGTGTATAATCTGAAGGTTGTGGTATATCTACATCTTGATAGTCATACCGCAACCTTAAAACTGGTTGTAAGTTACCTTCAGGCGAAAAAGAAGTTCTCACATATTTTAAGGTTTTTCGTGTGCCTATATCGCCACAATCAATATCAGGAGTTTGATAGGTCGCTAAAATATTAGCTTCACTACCGGCATTTAAAAAAGAATCGCCTGTATCATGGTTATAAATGTAACCATCTTTGTCACCATGAAAAGAAACTTCTATGCCGTTGCTGTTGAAGCCTGATGCAAAACCTAAAGCCTGAATACCTTTTGTTTCAGACCATTCAAAACCTTGACCTGTAAAGGTGCCAATAATTCCTTTGGCTTGACTAGGGTCTTGAGCAATCGTAGAATAAAATAACCTGTATTGTGATTTAGATCTCAGTACATCACTTGTAATAATAAAAGAGCTTGTAGATGTAGTTAGAGCAGTTACAATTTCTTGGATCTGTCTTGAGATAGAACTTAACTCTACGTCACCAATTCTTGCTGTACCCGCAATAGTACGAATACCATCAGGGGCTAAGAATACTAGATCACCTCCAAATTCTTGAATACTATATCCGTCTAGACAGCCTACGTTTTCTGTAATCGGGTCTATACGAACATTTGAAGAATCGTTAATGTTTATAAGTTTGTGAATACTGTTTTGAGTAAACACAATTAAGTTTTCACGAAAGCCTTTAATACCTTGTACTTGGTCTGAAATTGCTACTGCGCCTGCACCAGCACCACTAAAATCTGTAGCATCATTATAAACGCTATAATAAACAGTATTTAAATTATCAGCCACACCGGACGCAATAAGGTGGTGGTCGTGTACTGTAATATACTTTACAGCGTTTGTACCACTAACAGTAATTTCTTCTGCAAAGAATGTACGAGTGTTTAAAAGACCTGTACCTTCCATGCGAAACATATATAATTTATTTGCACCGTCTGCAATTACAAGTTGACCATAATCAAATGCCGCACCTTCAATCAATGCAAACTGACATTGGCCTTGGTCTGTGCGCGTTAAAGTTGATCGACCTGTAAAAGTTGTATAGTTATCTCCACCATTTGCTACAGAACTACGATTTATTTGGAGCCATGAAGCGCCATCATTACTAAAAAACATATCTGTGCCAGAACACACAACAACCCCATCAGCGTAAGGCTGAATACCCAAAACAGCATTAGAACCATTTGGGCGAGCCGATGAAGCACCACCATAGGCTGTAAATCCATTTATGCGTCTGTAGCCTCCATCTGGATCTACTTCAAAGTTTTCTAGTACTTTTGCAAATCCGGGGTTACCTAAAATCTCAATGGAGTTTAGGTTTGTATTTAAACCGCCTTTGCATGAAAAACCAAAAGCCTGAGACATTAGACAAGCCTCATACGATCATCTTTGATGTACTTAGGTGCTGGGAACATTAGAGCATTCTTCATAAGTCGTAAGCCTCTACGATATTCTTCTAAGGCTAATGCGGCTGGCTGAATGTTTTCTTTGAACTGATGCACGTAGTATCTGGCTCTAGAAAGCAACACAGTTTTGTATACATCTGGAAAAACAATTGCATCACTGTGGGCTGATAGTTCTGTAGCTTGATTGAACGCAAAGAAATGAATACGATATACTTTGTCAGGTATCGGACTCAATCCAAAGTTACGTCCATCACTACTACGAAAGACTCTGCGGGGTTCACCACCATCAGCATCGCCAGCATCGTCTTGATTTTCTTTGGCACGATGATAGTCTTTCCATTCTTCTAAGGTTATAAACTTTAAATTTTGACTAACGTAAGGGGCTGTTTCGCCTGATACACCTACTGTAGTCAAATAAAAGTCATCCCAATCTACATAGCCATAGTCATCTACTAAAGATGAACTGGCGGCTTTGATTTCGTACCAGCGTTGATTAGCGACAGTCTCTACAGTTACATTGCCATACAGTGGATCTGTTGAGCCACTTTCACCTACAGAAAGAAAAGGCCACTGAGGTTCTTCAAGAACAATGTCAAGATATGCACGATTCACACAGTCCTTTACGTGTGCCTGTATTCCAATAGCAGAAGAAAAATTACTTGAAGTTAGGACAACCTCGTTCATTTCTCTGAGCAATTCGTTAGTAAGCTGTAGGTATGTAGTCGCCATTATTTTTTATGAACCTTTTGTATTTCAAAGTTGGCTTTTTTAGAAGCGCCTTTGTGTGGCTTGTACCCACCCGCTGGGTCTTTCATCAGCTTGTAGGTTTTGCCACTTTTCATCCAGTGATAGCCTTTAGGTGCCGCGACTTGCATCAGGATTCTCCTGCTCATTACGAGCTTTAGGATACTTTAACTCCGCTTCTTTTTGATACGGAAACTGATTATCTGTCATCTCAGCACACATACGCTCTTTTTCTTGGATAGACTTGTATTCGCGTTTTTCAACTTGAGTAGTCATTAGTTTTTCATCCCTTTAGGCATGGCATCTGCTACAGTGCTTCCGTATACAGGCTGTGCGCCTGAGTGAGCTTTACCGCCGTGTGCATACATTTTTCCACCACTCATTTTTTGTTTACGCGCATACATACCACCCATAGCGCCTTTTCTACCCATCTTTTTTTTGTCACCGTGATCCATTTACACTCTCCTTCTTTTTAAAAATACGATCATAGTTGTCTTCGTATTTTTTACGGTTTTCATACTTAAGGTACTGACCGCTTACCTTCGTTGTTCTTTTAGGACTCATCCTAATTGGCTGTTGTTCACTTCCGATCTGTGGCATC